ACACCCTCTCTAATCTTTTGGTTAACTTCTCCAAGTTGTACCTTTAGTTGTTCTGCTTCTTCACTATCTCCAGTAAACTCATTCCAAGCAATACGCATTTTTAAAACACCAGCTTCAAATCCACCGCTTAGGATATTCCAACTTGCCACAAATCTATCTACTACTTGACCTTTTATGAATTGATATCCATCATTTAACGAACTTGTAAAACTATCCCAAGCCTTTTGTGGATTTTCAAACGCTTCAATTATAGTTTCACCTAAGTCAGATAATAAGTCTGTTAGATTACCTACAACAGAACCTATAACACCCATTAGTTTAGCAAACTTATTTTGACCTTCTTCACTACCCCTAAATGCTGCTGCTACAGATGTTATGGCTATTAACAATGCACCAATACCAGTACCAATAATAGCAACTCTTAAGCTTTTAAAACCAGTTACTGCAGTTTGTAATGCACCTTTTAAACCCTTAAATTTAGTTACAGCACCACCAGTAGCTTTATCTAAAGTGTTACCCATAGCTTGAGTAGAAGCATTTGTATCTTTTATGCTATTGTCTACACCATCAATGCTTTTTTCTAAATTATTTAATCCAGATTGTGCTTGGCTTGTGTTTACCTTAATATTTACTTCTTTTTCTATAGCCATTTGATTTCTTGTTTTAGTGTTTTATAACCCTCTTTTAAAGTTAATGGTAGTTTGTTCTTACCTTGTGCTATTCTTATATTCTCTGTTTCTCCGTTTGCGTATTTCAGCAACTCTAATATATTTTCTATCATTAGTCTGTAGTATCAAAAAGGTTTGTTATTGGAGATGTATAAACTATTACATCTAAAGCATCTTTGTAAACTGCTTGTACTCCTAGCTTATAAGTTATGCCACTATCTAAGCCAGTGTATTCTTTAGTAGTTGCAGTTATAAATCCTAAGTTTACATCATCTAAATAAATATTGTAACCAGCAGCTCCACTTACTGCATCCCATTCTATCTCAATGCGTGTAGTACCTTTATCTATTACTCTTAATCCTCGTGGTTTTGGTACATTAGGGTTTATGCCAAATTGAAGATTAAAAATACTTTCTAAATCTGGTATTAGTTCTAAGTCACTTTTATTAGTTAGTAGGTTTATTTTTATACTATTTATCCTATAAGACTTTCCACTAATTATAAATCTATCATTTAGTTTATATTTCAGTATTAAATGTAGTGGTAAATATACGCTTACCTTAACCTTTCTACCTCTGTTACTAAATAAATTAGATATATAGTCTAGATAGTACTTGCTTAATAAATTCTCTCCAACTGGTTCTCTGAAAAACTCATCTGCTTCTAATCCAAAATTAAGAGATAACCTTTGTTGTACATCTAATTGGCTTGGTCTATTATATGTAGCTGATGTACCGCCTCCTAGCCATTCAATATCATAATCTCCAGCATCTGTATTTATAGGATAAAATAAAAGAGGCTTTCCAATAGTAGCACTACCTTTTTCGTCTACAAATGTACCTTGCGTTATAGGTGTTAATACTTGTGGGTTTGCGTGTGTATCAGTTAGTCTTTCATAAAGCATCTTCTCAAAGTCTAACTCTATATTATAATTGCCACCATCCCAAGCATCATTACCATAATTCTCTTCAGAAAACTCGATACCTTGCAGTTGGCTAAATAGCTTGACTAATTGTGTTTTCTTAGACTTAAAATTAAAATTTATATTTTTATATTGTAGCAGTTTACTAACATTACTTTGTGACATATCTACGTACTCTGTAATGTCGTACTTAACTCCCTCGTTATAAAAGTCGTTTAGTGGTCTCACCCTTATTACTCCATCTTCTTTGTATGCAGTTAAATTAAACATCTTGAACAAGTTTACTAAAAAATCATAGACTTTTAAACTAGGCATTTGTTTAGCTACTCTAAATGTATTTGTTATATTATTGTTTACCGATGTATAGGTAGTATCGCTTAGAGTAGTAAGAAGTAGTATATTTCTTCTGAGTATGTACTTAATCCTTAATGTATGTGATAATGTAAACGTATTCTCACTTGTTATAACTACGTTAAAATCTACTTCTCTATTTTCTTGTGTAGGGTTTTCAATTCGAAATTCAATAGTTTGATTTCCACTTGTAGTTTCTTCGTGAAATAACTCACCATTAGAACTTATAACAGATACGGTATATTCGCTTGTATTTCCAGAAGCATTTAAAGTTATAGTACCCTCAACAAATCTATTTTGTTGATTAAAAATATTAGCAGCAGTAATAACTAAAGGTCTTTGGTTTAAATCTCCACTTACATAGGTGTAATTTTGCTCTGGACTTGTTTCAACGTGAAATCTATTACTGATTGTTTGCAAACCTCCTCCCTCAGTCGAATTAGATATAAATCCCTCATTTCTGTGTAGCCACAAGAATATATCTGTAAAAAGTCTTGAGTTAAAAAATTCATTACTAAAATCTATTTCGTATTTCTCTTCAATAGCATCTATAATCTTCTTAACTCTTATTGCTGGTTTTAAATCTACATAAGAAAGTTCATTATTATTTAAATCTCGGTATTTGCCATTATTAGCTATTTGAAAACGTTTGCTATGCGTTATTAAAGGCACTATTAAATCTCCTATATTTTCAAATCTACTTTTAACATTTGCTAAATTATAAGTGAAATCTAAACTGTCATCTATTGGTAACTCGCTTAATAAGTCATCGTTAATTAAGTCTTTTAATTCTATTGTATCTCCAAAGAATACAACCTTGTAAGAATATGGTACGTTATCTTTTAAGCTAACCTCGTTTAGTTTTATCTTACCTTTTTTGTAAGTGATACCGTTTAAGTTTATCTGTGCATCTACCTTAAATCTTGCATCGAAACTATTATCTATTTCAAAATTATAGTAATGCTTAAATAACTTATTGTTGGTCTTTGAAGCTGGTAAGTTGAACTGTTGGCTAAATGCAGTAAATATTTTAGATATATCCTTTACATTTTGTATGCTATCTGTAATGCTTACGCTCTCGTCTTTGAATAAGTCTACCTTTGTACCTTGTATGTATAACTCTATTATCTGCATTAGCGAATGTTATTTATCGTATCAAAAGCGTAATCGATAGTTATGGTGTAATTTATTAGTTTGTCGTTTAAATGCGTCTTGTATTGAAAATTAGAACTACTAACATTGATTGGTAACGTTTGACTGTTAACCTCAATCCAGCAATCTTCACTTAACTGCATTTCTTTAAATACATCATTATATGCTTCTGGATAGTACCCAGTATTTAACGTTACTTTCTCTTTACCGTTTTTACTCAGTATTTTGTTTTGATGTTTGCTTATATTATAGCTTCCATCTATTACAGTATTTCTTTTAAACTCTTCTTTCTTAACGCTTAGACTTTCTTTACTTAGTAAGAAAAACCACACATCTTGTAATGCACCGAACTTATTTATAAACGTTATTTTGTAAGGCGTATATTTGCACTCGCTTACACTATTTACATCTAACACTATAACGCCATCATCTGTATCTATATAAATCTTATCAAAGTCAAATAAAACAAAGTCATCTTCAAACTCTTTTAAGCACTCGTTATCTTCAAAAGTACCACCATCTTGTATTACTCTATCCTCAAATATATCTGACCCATTTACACCACTTGTAACGTATTCTATTTGCTCATCGTTTTCACTACTGCTAGTTATAGCTTTGGTGTATATTGTTTCTCCGTTTAGTGTATAAGTAACAGATGTTGTTTTAGATGTATCTACTGGTATTACTGCTGGTGCATCGTCTAGCTTTACTATCTTAGTATTGGTTTGCAATAGTCCACTATCGTTCTGTGGATTTGCACCCTCTTCAAAAAAGCCATAACCATAAAAGCCTTTTAAAGCTACTAAGCCTTGACTTGTAGGCGTTCCATTCGTTAGCGTAGTTGTAAATATCTCGTAATCCACCCAGAAGAAATCACTTACATAATCTCCATCAAAGTCATTATCAAAATAGTCTTTTATTAGTTCGCTAATCTCAATAGTTACTTTGTCGTTAATTCCGTATGTGGTTAAACTATATGTAGCATTAATTGGTCTGTTTGTGGTTTGCGTTCCAATATATATGTATAAGTCAATCCTTGCAGTTATTAAATTTGTCTCATTATAATAAATATAATATGGACTTCTTACGTTTATCTTGCTCATTTCTTATCTATGTTCAGTTGTATTTGTTTCTCTAACCCTATTGCATATGCTTCAAGTAAATCATCTGGCAACCTTTTAAAAGCTGCTACAAATGGCTTAGTAAAAAACATACTAGGCTTAATACCTTTTTTGTATATGCTTTTCGCTATTGCAAATTGTAGGCTTTTTCTTGATTGAAACTTACCTTTGTTTCTTGGTGCTATTCCTTTTCTTACTATCCACTTATCCAGCTTACTAGGTGGTGGCATTTTATTAGTGTACTTGTATGGTGTATTATATTTGTTTTCAGTACCACTTACACCTTTATCTTGAAACTTACCATAATCAGCCATATTAAAGGCTAGGCTGTAACCGTTACTTGTTTTCTCTACATCACTACCTAAACTATTATAAAGTTCGTTAGAGGCGTTCTTATTGCCTTTTGTTAAGTTACTGCGTGATTGTTGTATAACATACTTTGCAAAGTCTTGTAACGCTATTTGTACTTCTTTATCTGCTAACATATTGTTATGTCATTAGGTATTAAGATATCAAACGTTGCAGCCCATCCAGCCATTTCGTTTTCAAACCTATCGTAAAACGGTTCGCAACTTACAGTACCATCAAGCTGATATTTGTCTGTATAAAGTGTTCCTCTTCCAAGCACTTGTGTAAGTTTGTTTAATACTGCTAGTTGTGTGTTAAGTATATCTTGCTCGTTATCGTTACCTCTAAATATATCTGTAACCTCATCTTTGCTCATATCCACAACATCCATAGATAGCACCGATATATTAAATCGTATTACTTGTTCTTCAATTGTACTTTGATTTATTACAATGTGGCTTAACGGAAAAATAGTTTGCTTAGATAAGTCAACTTTAGTTATGTCGCCAGTAGTAACTGTGTTAACATTATCATCTAGTAGCAACTGCTCTTCTATGGTTTTTGTAATTAGGTAAAAACCTCTTACACCTCTATCACTCATTTTATTTGAATTTACTTTTTATCTTTTGTGCTTCTAGTTGGTTCTTCTCTTTTTCAAATGTTAGAAACGTTAAACATTCGTGCATATTTAGTTTAGAGATATCCTTAAATCTTCTAATATCGTTTTGAGCGATGTGAATGAATGACTGATACCATCCCCATTTTCTTCCGAAATTAGATACTGCATCAAATGCTTCTCGTTCTTGTTTTTGGAATAGTCCATCATAATCTGCGACAAGTCGATGCCTAAATGATAAAAAAAAAGTATAGAACTTATAACTGCATCCATTGGCATACCTAACATATCTTTAAACTTTTCACTATCATAATCCACTATCTGATACCTACCGTTCTTTTTAATTTTTATAGGTCTGTATAAAACGTTCATTGCTCTGTGCAAGTTTTCTGTATCGCCTATAAATGTATCAAGGTCTACATACTCGCCAAAGGTCATATCATCTAAATCTGGAATAAACCCATACTCAACACCATCCATCTTAAATAAGTTTACTAAGCTAGGTTTATTCTCTAGCATCTGTGTAAGTATTTGTATTATCTCCTTTACGTCAATAGCTTTCATTTGATTAACGTACTGCATAGGTACTTTGCAAAATATCTCTATCATTCTACGTTCTACTAACTTTGCATCTGTGCTTTCTGTTAGCTTGTAAAACTCTTGGTATTGACCTAGTGTAATTTCGTTAAGACTGTTCGGTATTACTATCTTCATATTTATATATCAATGTTTTTTTAAATTTTAGAACAAGGTACAAAAAAACCCCTACATTTCTGTAAGGGTGTTATAAGTGATTTGTTTGTTATTGTTACACAAATATAAAACCTTTTATACTTATAAACAAATAATAAACAATTTATTTTTAATTTATTTTATTAGCTTATTGCATATTTACCTCTGTTTGGGTTTTGTAGCTGGTAACCTACTGCGTATCTAATAGCATCTATAAGGTGGTTAAACTTATCAATAGGTGTGTTACTCTTACGCTCTAACCAGCGATAGTTATTTAGTTCCTTAATTAAGTTTGTACTATCTGCACTTACAACTAAGTCATAATCTTGTAAAAGGCTTATGCCATACGTTACACTTCCTTGCCCTTTGATGCTTGGTTTTATACTACAACCTTTTGCCTTTAGTTCGTTTAGTAATCTAGGCTCTGCACTATCTCCTACTATTAAGCCATTCTTAGCGTGTTTTAAGTTGAGTTCAGCTATCTGTGATGTAGTTAGTCTAGGCAAGTAAAAACATTCTTTTAAATAGATTGTCTTGGTGCTGGTGTTTATGTTAACCTCAACCAATGTGCTAGGGTCTGCTGCAAATCCGTAATCTTGACCGAACACACTAACACCATATCTTTTAAATTCTCCTATTGACCAGTTATCAAATATAACACCCTCTGCTTTATTTAACCAAGCACCAAGCATTTGTTGTTTATACTTTTCTGGTCTACGTTCACGCATCTGTGCTATTTGTTCTATGTAGCTTTTAGATAGGTTATCTATATTATCTAGATATGTGGTGTGTATGTATGTGGTGTTTTCTTTTGTAGTATTGCTACCCTCTTGCACACCTCTATCTTCAAAGAAACGTCTGTATATAAAATGCTCTTTTGTAGTTGGGTTTAGTATTAGTATTACTTTGTTCTGTTTGCCTTGTTGCCTAACCGATAAATCTATTGTATCAAACTTTTGCTCATCTGTTAGTTCTTCAGCTTCATCTACAACCCAAGTTGTAATTCCTTGCAGTGATTTAAGGTTTGCAGTTTGGTCGCCGCTAGATGTTTTTATACCTCTGAATATTATTTTGCTACCAGTCTTTTTATTTAGTATCTCATCCTTTGTTATGTGAAAGTCTTGTATGTTGCCAAACAGTTCCAGCTTGTTTATAAATTCTGGTATGATAGATATGTATGCAGATGTTAAAGTATAGCGTGTGAATAGTATTGTATGCCCTTGTTCGTATGTGAGCATAACAAGTAAGGCGTTTACTGAAAAAGACTTTCCAGAACCACGCCCACCACTTACAATAAAATACCTACTGTCTTGCTCAACAATAGGCATATATTTTTTCTTAACCTCAATCAACGAATTTAATTAAATCTTTAAAGTTAATGTTTAAGCCCTCACTAGAGTTAATGTCTACACTTTCTTTAGGCTTTCCATAACGATAGCTTAAATACAACTGTATGGCTCTCATATCGCCCTTAGCTACTAACTCCCCTAGCTTACCTACTGCTTCGTCTTTGTCTATTATAGCATCTAAGCGTTCAATCAGTTTTTGTTCATCTGCTTTTGATGGTCGACCACCTTTATTCCCTTTTGTACCTTTATTGTTTATTCTCTTGTCCATAATCAGTATTTAATTAGTTAACTGAACCTATTAATATATCAATAGTTTTTTATTTTTTATTTTATGATTAAGATAAGAAAGGATTTTTAACTCTGTTACGTAATATAGGTGCTGAACCTTGTAATTTTACTTTATGTTGTTTTCGAAAGTGTGCAAGTCTTATAAATGGCTTTACTCGTGTTTCTATTAGTTCGTTAAGTAAATCATCATCTAATGCTTTTAAATCTCCTAGAACACCCTCATACTCATATCTAGTTACTTCTTCCTTTTTAACCTTTAGATTTGTTATGTCTAGGTTATGCTCATCTATTATCTCGTTACACTTTACTGCATCGTGGTTGTATATTCTATCTATTGTTTTTAGATGGTAGTGTACGTTATCGTGCTTTAGGTTTATGTGCCTACCTATTTCGTGTAGTTTGTATCTTAGCTTCCTTGCTATGTAGCAATATACTTTCTTTGCATACACTACTTCTCTTGCCCTTGTAGTTTCTGTTATGTCTACTTTGTACTTGTCGTTTATTACTTTTATGAGTTCGTTTAGTTCCATACTTGTTTTTAATTTTAAAATAAACTGGTTTGTTTACTGTTTAATATTTTATAACTGTTTTTATTTAGTAGTATTTCGTTTTTTCTTTTTGTGTTTAGTGTTATACATTCACCCCATTTACTGATTAGGTATTTTATTGTTTCTTGCTCTAATTGTTCTGTTCTGTAACTTACAGCACCACCTTTATTAGAATAATGCTTAAAACTCATTAAATATTTTGCATAACGAATACAACCTCCTTTTTCTTTCATAAATTGCAAACAAAAATCATAATCTTCTTTTAATCGCATATTTGTATCAAACCTTAATGTAGTTGGCTTAATAATTAAAAAGTCACCGACTATAAATTTATTTAAATCAAACTCTTTTAAAGCAAAGAAAGGATTATTAGTAGGTGGAAAACCAGCTAAGTAATACCCACTATTTATAAAATTTGGCATAATATCTTTGAGCACTTCAATAACTGTTACGTATTGCTTAGTCCGTTTACCAGTAAAATCATTAAGCATTATATTTTCAAGGTCATCAGATAGTTCTACACATACCATACCTTTATTAAAGCAATATTCTAGAGCAGCGTTTCTACTATCCATTAAACTACCAGAAGCAATCACATCAATAGCACCATTTTTTTTATAATTATCAACATCAGTTTGGTCTTTTACAAAAAACGTTATTTTGTTAGTACCAACAATATCAAAAAACTTCTGTATATTTTCGTGCCTATTGTGGCTGATGCAAGTTATAATATATTCCATACTAAAACAATTTAGTTTGATTTGTTACTTTTTCAATACAGATACGGTCAGCTAATTTAGTACTAAGTAAAAAACCTTTATCTCTACCATTTTTAACACTTATAAAACCATCAAATAAAGTTGGTGTATGCTTTTCAAAGTATTGCTTTAAGTGTTTAGTAGCAAAAATATAAAATACTTCTTTATTACCAATTACATAAACCCAGCTTTGGTTTTTATATATTCCGCTAGGATACTTAATGTAACCATAATCACGTTCAACACTTATAAAAAGATTGCCAGTTTCACAGAACCTTTGGTCATTTTTTATTTCAATGCCTTGTCTGTTTTCACCTTTATGTATTTGTTCTTCATATGTAGTATAATGGCTAAGGTTAATGTTCTTTTCTTTAGCGAACCAATCCATTATATGTGATTCAAATTGTAATCCTTTGTTTTGTTTTGTTGTCGTTTCCATTTTGTTTTAGTTTTTTATAAAGTTAAGTAACCAGTTTTATCTATTTTTGTTTTTTGGAGTTCGTCTGTTGGGCTGCTACATTTAATCATATTTTGCCTATAATACATTACAAAGCTAATGCGTAACCAATCATCAGAAGCATTTGTTATTTCTGTGTTTCCGTGCCATTTGTGTACATCTGCAAAAAGTAAGTCGGTATTATGTAAATCAACTGCAATAGCATATTCTGGCATTACAAAATAACCACCATCATAATCGCCCTCACGATATACAATTAAGTTACCAAAACCCTCACTGAAATCACCAGCATCTTGGTGACAAGCAGTACGAAAGTTCTTGTTTACTGTTACAGTTGTAAAGCTGGTATCACCTATAATATAATTTCTATTTGTACCATCGGCGATAGCTTTTTGTTTAGCATAATGTGTTGGGCAAAGTTCTTTATATTTTTTGTCAATATATTCTACAAATGGTATGCCTTGCTTAAACTTATCAAAGTAGTTTCTTGCGAATGCAGTTTTCCTACAATATTTAACCATAGCACCACTATCCATATAACCAACACTTCCAGACTCAACTTTGTTTCCTACTGTTATATTACTCACAGAACCATCTTTACGAATACGCTTATAGCTACTTCCACTAGCCGCACCTCTACTCTCTGTTACTTCTATTGAGCCTTTAAATGCATCAACACCATTTTTTAAAACATCTATTGGTATTGTGTTCTTCCTGAACCTGAATAAAAGGTTACCGTAATTATCGTATGCATCGCAATCAGTTGTTACTAACTGTGTGTAATGGCTTTTGTCTAAAAACTTTGTTTTAAGTTTTGATGCTTGGTTTTTATCTAAAACCCTTTTAGCTATAATTTTTTTTATCATTGTATCTTTCTTTTAATATTTTTAATAAGAAATCACTTAAATTACCTTTTTGTTGGTACTCCTCACCGAACTCTTTCTTTATACCTTTTTTGCATAGGGTTTTAAATTCTTTCAGTTCTTGTCTACTAAAATAAAGTATTGTAGTTGTTATTTCAATATCTTCTATTGGTGAGGTGTCTACACCCCAGTTATCTTCAAATAGTTTCATAATTATAGTGTTCCAGTTAAACAATAGTTATCTAGGTCTGCTCCAAATATAAAAAACTTTTCATATAAGTCTATTGCCTTTTCTACCTTTTCTTCTCCCTTGTAGTAAAACTCTTCAGAGCAATCAAACACACCAATATCTAAACTACCTTTATCTAAAGCTATGAATTTGAATTGGTCGTACGTCTTGTTAAATAACTGGCAATACAAATAACATTGTACATCGTAACCGTATTTTTTAGCTGCATAGTGAAAACCCTTTATATCGTTTGTGGTTTTTAAATCTACTATTCTATCGTGTGCTATTACATCTGCTTTACCCCTAAATGGCATTCCTTTTACTTCGCCTATTGCTGGTATTTCAAATGCACAATCTGTAATTAATTGTAGTGCTTGTTCGTTTCTAAAAAATGCATCTGCTAAACGTTCTGCATCGTTCTTTTCTTTCATTGTAAACACCTTACCATACTCCAGCTTTGCTTCTTTGTATTTCTTTGTGTTCTTACTTTGTACGTCTATGAACCTTTGTGCTTCAAATACGTTAGGTTCAAGGATAGCAGTATGAAATAGCCACCCATCTCGTAAAGGCT